CGGATATGTAGGAGGGGGGAGGGGGTGGGGGGTCGGGGGCCGGGTACCCCCCTAGGGGGGTGTCATCCCACTACTATCATGACCAGCGTGTCCATCGGGCTTGCCAAGCAGCTAATTAATTTAATGGCATCGCCTTAACTACTATCATCACAATATTAATCCCAGGGATTAATCACTTGCATTTTTTCTTGATGCGCGTATAATTATTTACGTGGACAGGTTAACGGCCACATAACTCACTTGCTGACTTGCTAAGGGGACGGCTCATGTTCGTTTTTTCGATTGTTTCATTTGTCGTACTTTGTTGCATAGTTATCATTTTTGACTCATTTACTCAATAAGGGGAATTCCATGTCTAATTCGACAACAGCAGTACCAGCAGTGAATCCAGCAGCGGCAAAAGTAACCGAAGTGACAACATTGATTCTCGACGCGGGCAAAGCGGCCAGCACAATGTTATCTTGCTGCAAAGACGCTGCAAAATTAGCAGCAAAACAATTAGATGCAACATTGGCAATGGCTCCGCGTATTGCACAAGTAACCGCGCTCTATGCCGAAGAATTTAAAACGGCAGGCCACAATGTCAAATCGTTATTTGTTGACGCACTAACGCTGCACGCTGCGGAACAGTGCCCGATAAGTATTGAGACAATCGGCACTGACGGCAAAAAAGTAGAGACGCAAACAACAGCAGGAAAAGCAGTCGAATTGCCAAAACACGCAATGAGAGAAGCGGCCAAGCAAGTACGCGAAGTGCACGGCATGGGCAGGAAACGCGCCGAAAAGCCAGTCGTTAATCCCACGGCATTACCTGCGCCAGATATGACACCAATGATAAAAACCGAAACCGATCGTTTTTCAGAGTGGCTTGATCAATCGGAAAGTTTTATTACCGATTCGGTGTTTCACGCTAAGATCGTGGCTCACTTCATCACGCTAGGTTTTTCGTTGAACAAGGCGGTCAAGGGTCGGAAAATCGTCGGCGTATAAATCTCACAGGAAAACCCCACGAAAGTGGGGTTTTTTCGCCACGCCTTGAGTAAACCTAACTACTATCATCACAATCCAACCCCAACGCGACTACTATCACCCAACGCGACTACTATCATGCTCGCGCTGCCGTTTTGATAACTTACTGCAATATTTTGCACTATGCGATGACCTACGAGCTACGAGCTACGAGCGACGAACGAGCTACGAATTTCATGTTGCGCTGCAGCAGTTGTCATTTTGGTCTTATATAAGAGTTGAGCACTGTTGTAGATTGTACACAATGAGTGCTGGTGCGGGTTTTGACGTAAGTGACCACTATTTAGATTGGCCAATCTAAGGATTTCCAAACTAATCTACATTTTAACGTAATATTAATCCCATGGGATTATGTAAGTCATTGATTCTTCAGGATTGTTGCGATGCAGCAGGCATCATCAAGCACATTGTTTAGTTAGTTAGTTAATTAGATTGGAGAAATAAGAGAGGAATGTAAAATTGTAGTTTGTGCAAGTGCCTCCAAGCCCTGCCATTGCAATTACTACAAAGAGTTTCCTCTCATATCTCAGAAAACTAACTAATAATCTAAAAGTGAGGGTTCATGCGGGTTTTGGCCGATTCCGCCAATCTATTTTCCATCTAATCTAACTAATTTCCGATCTAAACTAACTAATTCTGAGAATCTACAAATCATCCTACAAAATTTCCCGATCCTATGATTTGCAAGCACTGACTGTATATACAGTGTTTAGATTTTCCGCGAATGTTATCAAAACCTTTAGATTCAACCCTATTTGTAAAATGGTCAAATTAGTTTTCAAGAATCGTTCTCATCTAGTGTTGTTTGTGCCTATTTCTAACCCATGCTTCGCTTGACATCGTAGTAGTAATATGGTATAATGGTTGTTCAGTAGGTAGTAAAAAGTAGCAAAGTAGTAAACAAGCAGCACAATGCTTTCGCATTACCGATAATCCCATGGGATTAGACAGCCACTCGATCACTTACCGGAGCACACCATGAAATTTCTAAACACATTCGAAGACTGCCAATGGCTACGCAACACCCATCTTGGCGGTCGAACCGACATCATGTTCGAGTCATTCACCCTGTACGGCAATGAGGACTGCCCAACTAAGGTCGATCTGTATCCAGACGCAGACCCGCTTGTTACCGACGAACCGCACACCATCACATTCATCTAAGGGGAATCACCATGCAATTTTTCAATTCGTATCGTCGCAACCGCAATCTGACTGCATTTATTATAACTACCCGCGACGGACATCCCATAGGTTATCTGTGGGCGGGTTCTTTATTTGCTGCACAAGGTCGTGCGCCACATTTAGCGGGTACTGGAGCGACTGCCAGTTATGCACAGCTCGACCCTGACACGATGCAAAACAAAGAGGACGAAGACAAGACAGCCTAATCCCACGGGATTAAGCAAAGCAAAGCAACACAACACCAATTAACACCCACTCGATTACTACAAGGAGCAACAAACATGGCAACCCATGCAGATGTAGCGAACCGTTTCGCCCTAGTCTTATACAGACTAGAAAGTGCATTAAAGACAACACCACAGAATCCACTGCACTCGCAGACACAACGCACGGCTGAGATCGTTGCAGACGTGAAGGACAAATTGCGTATGCTGAATTCATCCTCATCCAACCTGAGTGCAGTAGTACCAATGGAACACAGGATAAACAACAGCGGTGACGTATTTTACGCACTGACCCAAGGGAAAAGTTACAGGACACGAGTTGCCATGTTGGTATGGAATGACTATGCCAAAGTGCCTGAGTTGTGGATTGACGCACACCATTACAGTTCATCGACCCAAAGACACAAATCACTATTCAGGACTGCATACGCTGGATACTGCAAACACCTACGACCACAAGAACAAGCGCAGGGACAACAACGACAACAACAGCGGGAGCCGATCGAGCCTAGGATTTATACGTTTAGCCTTACTCAGAATTTTACGTCGAACCGAATGTATGACGTGGAATATCCGAAAGTAGAGCGTGAAGTGGTGAATTTCATGCAACACGCGGTTAAGCCCAAGCTACACGACGCGACGCGCACAATGGCAGTTCAACATGCCATCACAGCACTCGATTACGCAGTTCATATGATGAGCCATGAAGTACCCGACCCTATGACGTATGAGGATCACAGTGTGCCAATGGATAGAATAATTCGCATAGCGAAGATTAAACAGTACAGTGAGATGAGCGAGTTCTACAAGACGCTAGTTGCCATGCCCATGAAAGAGATGCGAGCTTGCATCAGCGGCATCGTTGACTTAGAGAAAAACTAACTAACTAATCCCATGGGATTAAAGGAAATTACAAAATGAAAACAATGAAAACATCACAGCTAATTGACGTTGCACTTGATTGGGCAGTGGCTGAGTGCGAAGGACTATTAGGCTTTGGTTATCAAGATGATATGGGGCTGCTACGCATAACCCTGTCAACAGGCGAGACCGAATACTTCATGCCAACACTTAACTGGTCGCATGGTGGGCCGATAATTGGGCGCGAAGAGATCGGTGTTACAAAACCTGTGGGTAGCTTGGCTTGGGTAGCAACCATGCAATATCAAAATGATGACTACGACATTATTTATCAGGGGGAAGAACAAGGCACAACCCCACTCATTGCAGCCATGCGCTGCTACGTTGCATCAAAGATGGGCGACGAAGTACAACTACCGGAGGAATTGCAATGAAAACATACGAAGTAGAGATGCGCCGTACCAGTTACATAGTGATAACAGTGCAAGCAGAGTCAGAAGAACACGCCGAGGAATTGGCATGGACGGAGCTATCCTCTTTGGGACAAGCAACCGATTGGGAAGTTGAGTCAATAGAAAAAATGGAGGTGTGAGATGGGATATATGTCAGATGTTAAGTACGTGATTATGTTGCCGACAGAGGAAACTTACACTGCGTTTATGGGTGAAGTGCAGCTGCGACTAGGTGACATCCCTTGGATGCAAGACATCATTCAAGCGTTGCAGAATAAGCAAGTACATACAAGAGCGTTCGATGGTGACTACGACATACGCATCGATGTGGCGTGGGATTATGTGAAGTGGTACGACGATACCGACTGGGTGAAAGAGCAACATAATATTATGACACTTGTCGAGGAAAACTACTCCGGTGCGTGGTTCTACACACGACTAGGTGAGGAAGAAGACGACTACGTAAAGGATATGCACGACCCACTTGAGCACTACGACGTGTGGGATGTGATAAGCATGAATAGATCAACATCTTTTTGTTAGGGAGACAACATGAAAACCTACGTGGTAACAGAAAAGCAACTGAACTTCATCGAGCTTGCGCTGCACCTAGCCGAGTACTGGGTAGATGACTATAGTGGTGACGACAAGCAGAAGCTACACGATCAGGTAGATGTGCTTCAAGCCAAAGTTGCCATACTTGAAATCAAGGGGACACTCAGTGCAAAATGACTACGGAGTAGAGTTGTATCTTTGTGGTTTATGTGTAGTATATATAGCAGCACTTCACCTATGGGGATACCTATGACACTACGATCTATCGAGGCGCAGTACGAATTTGGCGATGAGGTGCGAGAGATGGAGGAACTAGCTGAAGCCATTGCATCGCTAATAGATAACAAGCAACTAGACAATGTGATGGCCGTGCTGTGTACCTTAGTTGTTGAGGTGGCAATGGAATCTCACGAGAATATTATCGACCAAGCCCACATGGTCAACGACTATATGCTCAGTGCTTTCGCAGCGACGAGAGAAGAACAGCACATACACTAACCATAATCCCATGGGATTATCTGTAATGCGAAAGCAACTTGATTACTGGAGGACAACATGGCAGACAGATTCGTTTTACACAGCGAGACCTACACACACCCACATACAAAGAAGTCGTATGCGATAGAGGTTCACTATGACGACAGCACCGACTCGCCGGTCGATGGCTTTGATGCTGGACATATGCACGGTGTGCTTGAGTGGCTTGACTTCGACCCACAGGACGAGGATGAGTGGCCTGAGAGAATTACCGACTACGCAGAAGATGACTACAAGATGCGCTTGCCCCTGTTTAGGCGGTTAGAGCAACGCAACCATGGGTACTACGGTAAGTCTTTGCTGTACTACGACTTCGTAGCCTCACTTAATCGGGCGGTGGAAGTATGGGGTACGAAGCCCGAGGACGCGGAGCTTGCCGTCGAGCAGGACTTCGCCTATCTGCGTGGATGGTACAACGATGAGTGGCACTGGGTTACTGTGAGAGCAACACCGCTGGATGAGGATGGTGCGCTTGACATAGAATTCGCAGACTGCATGGGTGGTATCGAGTCGCTCGCCATAGACAAGCGGGAGGAACTAGAGTTCATCATCAACGATCTAATCTGCGGTATCGAGGGCGCGAAATACAACGCGTTGCATAAGAATCAGAGAGAGTTGTTTTAATCTCGTGCCACTCGTTTGACAAGCTACGAGTATTATGGTATAATATGTACTGTACTGAGAGATCGTCAGTACAGCGCAAGCGTCGTAGCAAAGTAGTAACGCAACACTAATCCCACGGGATTAAGCATTAACATTAACCACTCGCTTACTTTAAGGAAACATTATGTCTATCAAAGACCACGCAATGCTTGTATCGTTATCTGTCAACAAACCACAGATGACACAGAAAGATAGCAAAGCAACATCAGATGCTGAGCTTGCCAACAACGCACATGGTGCAGGGCAGTACCGCAAGGACTTGTATCCCAAATCATTGGTGCAGCCTATCCTCACTGTGGAAAGCGCAGCACGTGCCTACATAGAATCCACTACTTATATGTGGAACCGTGGTGATTACCTGCTACCTGCTAGTCGCTTCATGGAGTTTGCCGAGCGCATGAGCAAGTTCGAGGTAGAGTTTAACCAGACAGTCACTGCGTTCCTGAACAACTGGAGCAATGTGATGATGCGCGCACAAGAATCGCAAGGTGCGTTATTCAATGCTGATGCGTACCCTGACCTGACTGAGATGCGCCAAGACTTTCGGTTCCGCGTACTGTATCGCCCAGTGACAGACGCTAGTGACTTCCGTGTGCAGATTCAGCAAGAGGAACTAGACTCGCTCAAAGCACAGGTCGAGAGTGCTACCAAGGAATCGATGAACGCGATGCTGCGCTCGCCACTCGCACGTCTCAAGGAAGTTGTAGCCAAGTTGCACGATGTGACAGGACGTGACGATCGTGCAGTGATCAACAAGCGCACAGGTATCGAGACCATCAAGCCACCGATCTTTCGTGACTCTGTGTGCGAGAACATCGCAGAAGAAATCGCTTTGCTTCGTGACTTCGCTGAGATGCTGCCAGACAATGTGATGGATTTAGCCAATAGTATTGTCAATGTGTTACCTAAGCCGCAAGAGTTACGTGACAACCCTGACCGTCGTATGCAGGTCAACGTGCAGTCAGCTGCGCTGCTAGATTCCATCAACGCATTACTGGAGGATTAAATGGCTGAGAAAATTACGGTACAGATACCAGCATACGCACTGCTTGAGAACCTACGCAGTGCAGTATTGCCCACAGACGTAGCGATGCAGGTGTTCGCTTTGCTTTGTCAGGCCGAGCAGGTAACATATGACTGGCAGACCAAGACGTACAAGCGCGACAATGAGTACACGCCGACGCTGAAAGTATTCACATTGAAAGACTACGCATCACTAGCTCTCAATGAGGACTAATCCCACGGGATTAAGCAGTACAGTACCAACCACAACCACTCGTTTACTTTAAGGAAATTATCATGCGTATCCAACACGTCACCCCTATCCTCGTCAAACGCTACATGAACGAGAACACTCGCAAGCGCACTGTATTTCTGCGCGGCCCGTCAGGTATTGGCAAGTCTGAGGTAGTCTTTCAGACCAGTGCATTGCTTGCCGAGCACATCCCTAACTGGCAAGGTGTTGTTGACCTGCGCCTCGCACAGATGGACCCAACCGATCTGCGTGGTGTGCCGACAGTCGTAGAAGGTCGCACGGTTATGAATCGTCCAGACTACTTACCAGCTGACGGTGCAGGTATCCTGTTCCTTGACGAGATCACATCAGCACCACCATCGATTCAAGCAGCGGCGTATCAGTTAGTTCTCACACCAGAGGACTACGGTATCCCAAGCACATGGATGGTTATCGCTGCAGGTAATCGCAAGACAGACCGAGGTGTTACGTACAACATCGCAGCACCACTGCAGAATCGTATGTGCGACATCGATGTGAACACCACGCTTGATGACTTTACCAATCACGCCATCACAAACAACATTCGTCCAGAGATTCTGTCCTTCCTGCGCGACCGGCCTGACATGCTGCACAAGTTCGAGCCAACAGGTGACATCAAAGCGTTCCCAACACCACGTTCGTGGTTCGCTGTGTCGCACGTTCTCGACGTAGATTTCCCGCAGCAAGATCGTGTCGAGCAGATCAAGGGTGACATCGGCGAGGAAGCAGCGATGATATTCGAGACGCACCTGCGTGTATGGGAAACGATGCCACGTATTGATGACATCTTAGCCGGTGTCGAGGTAGAGATGCCCAAGGAACTCAACGTGCGCTACTGCGTAGCGATGGGCTTAGCTACACGCCTAGACTCTACCAACTTCGACAACGCATGGAAGTTCCTTGAGAAGATGCCGGGCGATGTGCAGACTCTGACGATCAAGCTCGCTTACAAGCGTGACAAGTCGCTGACGCGCAGTGCTGCATACAGCAAATGGGCTATCGCTAATCAGGCTGCGTTTAGCCGTGCGTAACTCCATGCCGTACAAGCCGTACATACAATGGGAGTCATCGAATGATGTAGAGATGGCTTTCATTGACCAACAGATCAAGACTAAGACTGGATTACGCAGCGTGTTACAGCGTGGGTTATTTGCTACGATACGACCGACATACAACGCATCAGGTCTTTACGATGCACAAGGTGGGTTCGTTGTATCTCGGCGACTGTTTGACGACGTGGTGCACTTCGCTACGAAAGAGGAAGCAATGCTTTACGTCAACTCACTTGTTGCGCTAGAATTAGACTGATCGCACTAATCCCACGGGATTAACTTGTTTACTTAGGATAATTATGACAACACATCAAGAACGTATCGACCTTGCATACAGCAAACTAGGACTGCGTGAGCCGTTCATCGCTGCGGTAATGACACGCGTCAAGCGTGAGATCAACAACACCAAGGTGACGACCGCTGGTACTAACGGTACGCATTGCTGGTACAACTCAGACTTTCTCGACAAGCAGAACGACGAGCAGGTATTCGGCCTTGTGCTACATGAGTCATGCCATGTCGTGCTGATGCACATGTGGCGCAGAGAAGGTCGTGACCCGTCGCTGTGGAACTACGCCAACGACGCCATCATTAACGCGTATATTCGCTCACGTGGTTACAGTCTGCCCGACAATGGGGTTGATGTCCGGTGGGTGCGTGACGAACATTCATCGGAGTATGTGTATGAGAAACTCAAGAAAGACCCGCCGCCACCACAATCGTCGGGCGCAGGGCAGTCAGGTGCTGGCGAAGGTGATGACGAAGGTACTCCACAACCTAACGCTGGGGGCTTCGACGGTAAGGGCGACCTTGAGGATGCCGTTGATGAAGCGACACGCGCAGATATGGAAGCGACTATTATCACGTCAGCTAAGATGGCGAAAGAGTGTGGGCATGGTTCAAGCCTGATCGATCGCGTACTGGATAGCGTAGGTAAGTCCTCTGTGCGTTGGCAAGACGTGACGCGTTCGATGATGACCGAATCAGCTGCAGCTGACTATACATACTTACGCCTATCGCGTCGGTTCATCGGTGCTGGTTTGTATATGCCATCGCTGCGTACTGAAGCACTAGGTGGCCTGTGCATTGGCTTCGACACATCAGGTTCCATGGGGGCGAATGAGTGCAATCAGATCGCTGCGGAAGTTCAGGCTATCGTTGACGACTTACAACCCTCGTTCGTTGAGGTAGTGTACTGCGATGCTATCGTTACCAATGTGCAGAGGTTCGAGCGTGATGAGTTACTGCAACTCAAACCAATGGGCGGTGGTGGTACGCGGTTCAAGCCTGTGTTCGATCACATGCAAGAATCAGATGAACATTACTGCGGCATGATTTATTTCACTGACATGGAAGGTAACTTGTCTGAGTGTAACGAGCCGGACTTCCCTGTTATATGGGCAGACATCGGACGATCACATCCCGACGCGCCATTCGGTACGCGGGTAGAAGTAAAACTTATATAGGAATCACAATGTTAAACCAACGCGAAGTAATGATTGAGCTTGGCCGACTGACCAAGAAACTCGTGCGGGTTGAAAGCAAACTCGTGCGAGGTTTCGAGGAACTAGGCGTTAACATCGACAGCGATAGCAACTGGCTTACTGTCGATGACGACGAGCGCACTGTGTACATATCCACACTAGGCCGGTCGATGCTGGTGCTGATGACGGACATGGTGCGTAAGGGTGCAAAGCACATAGGTAAGGACTACGACATAGTTCATAAGGGCGAAGTAGTAGCAACGATTTGTTTCAACCCAGCGATGTAGGCTTAATCCCATGGGATTAACTTGATTACTCAGAGGAAAATATGAAAACACGCATAGTCATAGACGTAGCTAAAAGCATCAAAGGAACTATCATCAACCTGTGGGTTAAGCCATCAGCCAAAGTAATGGCGCAGCATGAGCTTGACGACGCACGACGGTTCTTACTACTCAATCAGTCGCTTGCCGAGTACCACACGCAGATGAATGTGTACTACCAGAAATCAATTACGCGATTAGAGAACTTTCTGCGAGAGGAGCCACGATGAAACCACATGAGCTTATTACTTCAGTCGTGTACATGGTGTTCGTGTGCATCGTAGCCGTATGTATCTACGAGTTAGGTACGCTCAAGGGTATTGAGATGGGCAAGGCAACCAAGATTGTGCCGCCTAGTATCGAGGAGATCGATCGTCAGTGCATGACGTGGCTGTTCAAGTCCGAGCTACAAGAATCCAAGCGTCGTATTTGCGGAGGTAAAAAATGATTGTCCAAGCACCGGAGATGCAAGATGATATTACCAGCAGAGCACGTAGCAACAGGCCACACAAATTGTTCGATCACTTACTACTGGAGCGTGGCTTTACGAGTGATGCAAAGATAGCCGAAGCGCTAGAAACTACGCCAGCATACATAAGCAGGATGCGTAGCGGTGGACAAAAGGTTGGGGCGAGTGTGATTCTGGCGATCTATGATGCCACTGACATGACCATTGAAGAGATAAGGGAGCTGATATGAAAAGCAAAGATACTACAGGGCGGTGGACAATACAGAAACCGCACAAGTTGTTCGACTACATACGCGAGATGTACAACCTGAAGACTGACGCACAGCTGGCACACATCCTAGGCGCACGTAGACCGATGATAAGCAAGGTACGAAACGGTCTTGTGCGTATTCCGCCGTCAATGATTATCGCCGTACATGAGCAGACCAATATCCCCATCACTAAAATTAAGGAGATGTGCAAATGAAAGAACGGAAAACACGGGAAGAAATATTCCAAGCTGCGTATAAACGTGGAATGATTGCTATCGCCTATCGTGAGCAAGGAATGACGTACAAAGAAATAGGCAAGTTATTTAATGTTAGTACAAACAGAGCTTTGCTACTAGTACTTTCAGCTAAGCTACGTTTAGAAAAGCTAGAGAAAAAAGAAGCGAGCAAACGGCTTTTAGATAGCCTACAAAGAGGAGAGGTGTCCAAATGAGAGCCGAGCCTACCCGCGAGTGGCAAGCAACGGTAGACCATACCCGCCGCGAGGCCATGCGTACTATTGGCGAGATACGTCGGGGTTCTGTTAACAAGGAAGATTTAGACAAGATACAAAACTTCATCATGTTTGCATTGGCACTGATGCTGATGGAGGGTGACAAGAAGTGGGCGCGTGCCAAGATGAACGCGGAGCTTATGAGCTACATGAAGGAGGGGGAATGACACGAGATGACATTATCCGCATGGCGCGGGAGGCTGGATTTGAGTCGAACTCATTGGGTATGACTTATACAAGCGGATCGCTTTTAGATTTGCTTGAACGTTTTGCTGAATTAGTAGCGGCAGCGGAGCGCAACCGCACATGGAGTCAGGATCATTGGACGGAGTACGAGCTCGGCATTGCAGCAGCGGAGCGTGAGGCGTGTGCGAAGGTTTGTGAAAATGGGACGTTCCTGCATGACTTTTCACCGGAAGCTGTATATAGCAGAGCATGCGCAAGAGCTATCCGCGCAAGGGGGCAGGTATGACTGACCGCGAACTATTGCAAGATGCGCTGGATGCGCTTAATAACTTTGATAAAGGCAATCATGGGATGAGATGGCAAGTCCCGCTTATTAAAGCACTACGCGCCAGACTAGCGCAGCCTGAACCAGCGCAATGTGACGGTGGGCAGTGCGGAATAGGTGGGTATTGTAAAGAGTGTCCAAAGACTAAGCCTGAACCGGAGCCTGAGAAAAGCCAAGACAAACCATGCGTTGAAGATGATGGATGTCCGACAGAGAAAGCGGTGCTGCAAAGATTTTGGCGAGAGCATCAAGCGCAGCCAGAGCAGGAACCGGTGGGCATTAACAAAGTTATTATAGATTCAATACGTGATTCGTCGGAAATTGTAGCGCCGCCAAAGCGCGAATGGGTAGGACTGACTGACGCTGAGGCAATGGAGATCGAGGACACATCACCGGATATTCGGTGGGCAATTATTCAAGCAGAAGCCAAGCTAAAGGAGAAGAACACATGACAATGCACACGTATCCGCTAAACGATTTGCGCGAACATGAAACTGATAAAGGTGCATTTTGCTGGTGCAGACCGGAGTACGACGAGGAGTATGACTTGTACGTACACAGAAGCATGGATGGGCGCGAAGAATACGAAGAAGGAAGGAAGCCGACATGAATGAACAAATTAAACAACTTGCTAAACAGGCAGGATTTTACAAGTACGGTGATGATTTTGAAGACATAATAGAAAAATTCGCCGAGTTGATTGTGCTGGAATGTATGCGTATGTGTGAGGTTACGGAGATGAGTTTTGTGACTCATGGTTGTGATGTTGAGGCATCGGGTGCAATTACTGTTAGAAAATTTATTGCTGAACATTTTGAAGTTGGAGATATACCCGAGCCATCGAAGCCAAGCTAAAGGAGAAGAACGGGTACTAACGGCCTAACGTCAGGCCGGTTTCCCTGTGACCACTAAGCCGCCAGACCAAGGGACAACTTAGTACATTTATTGTAAAGCAAAACAAATTAATTGTAAGGAAAAACATATGAGTTACGAACCTGTTAAGCGAGTGAGTAATCTTACTAAACAAGAACTAGCAGGTGCGTTATACGCTGCAGAATCTAAGGTAGCAGAACTCCAGAAAGAAGTACGCAGGTTACAAGAAACAATCCTAAAGCTGCGGGAGTGCGTATAGCATTGCTATATGGTTTTAGTTAACGACGGATTAGATAGGACGTACACGGTCTTGAATGATCAAGGATTCGTGTTGCTTATCTGTCGTGACTACTCAATGGCAAAGTATATATCTGATGCAAGCAAAGGTGTGCCACGTGATGTGCGAATCATCGTAGGCGGTGACAGAGGTACAAGACCCATACAACCAATATGGGAGAAACAAAAAGGAAAATAGCCATGACTGAGTTTAACCAAGTAACAACAGATATGTTGTATTTCAGAGACCCAGAAGTCGATCCACCACCAAGAGCAGTAAGTTTGCTATTACTTAATCCGGGAGGAGTACTCATCGTAGGCAATTGGACAGACGACTGTATAGGTTGGTGTCCAAAGCCTAAGATTCCTCGTAGTCTTAAAAATAAGATGACAGGAGAAAAAACATGGACGTAGCACGTGTGCTGATGTTCGTCGGTGAATTGATTATTGCAGTTGGTTTGTGTGCCGGAGCTATCGGTGCGACCATATACTTTTTAGGGGATAAAGATGAGTGACATCGATACGATTTTGAATGAGCGTGGCGTTAAGTACGGACTGTTTAAGAACCACGCGGTTATATCGCAGCAACTAAAGACCGTCATGCGCGAGAACATGAGTCGGTTAATGGAAGCCGATCAGTTAGAAGCACTAGATATGATTGCCCACAAGATCGCTCGCATACTGAATGGTGATCCTGACTACGCAGATTCATGGGTAGATATTGCTGGCTACGCGCAGCTCGTCGCAAACAGATTGCAAGGAACAGTACGATGAACACACTGACCGTTGACTTCGAGACGTACTACGACAAGGATTATTCCCTGTCCAAGATGCAGACGGATGCGTACGTACTAGATTCACGCTTTGAAGTTGTTGGTGTATCAATTGCGATCAACGACGAAGAACCTGAATGGTTCTCAGGTACTGAGGAAGAAACGCACGACTGGCTATGGCAGCCAAAGTTTGACTGGGCTAACTCGGCTGTACGTTGCCACAATGCGATGTTCGACGGCTTCATATTGACGCAGCGGTTCGGTATCAAGCCTAAGCTGTGGATGGATACATTGGCACAATTCCGTATGCTGTACCCACACCTGCCATCACATTCACTGGCTAACATGGCCAAGCACTTCGGGTTCCATGCTAAGGGTACAGAAGTAACTAAGGCGTTAGGTCGGCGTAGAACTACGTTCTTTCCACTGGAGTTGGCGCAGTATGCCGAGTACTGCAAACACGATACGATACTGTGCCAGCTTGCTGCTAAGAGGATGGATGACTTCACGCCGCCGCTTGAGATGATGTTGATCGACATGACGATTCGTATGTTTACAGAACCTGTGCTGGTGGGTGATGCAGACAAGATGTACAAGCTGTACGAGGCAGAAGTAAAGCGCAAAGAAGAACTCATGCAGCTGGCTACGATTGATCGGGATGCGATTATGTCCAACGATAAGTTTGCCGCACGGCTAGAGCAACTAGGCGTAGCTCCGCCACTAAAGATCAGCGCACGGACGGAAAAGGAAACGTATGCCTTCGCTAAGTCCGACAAAGGATTCACCGATCTACTTGAGCACGACGACGCAGAGGTACAGGCGCTAGTAGCTGCACGGCTAGGGGTTAAGACGACTATCGCCGAGACTCGTGCCTTGCGGTTCTATGAGATGGCCAAGCGGGGGCAGTTGCCGGTGTACCTGAACTTTTGGGGTGCTAAGACTACAGGCAGATACTCCGGTGGCAACGGTGTTAACTGGCAGAACCTACCTGCGCGTGGTATCTCGGCTGGACTACGTGACGCACTCATGGCTCCCGAGGGGCATACCGTGTTGGTTGGTGACTCGTCTAACATCGAGCTACGCACTGTGATGGCGCTGGCTGGGCAGTGGGATGTGGTGCAGAAGTTAGCAGACGGTGTTGATTTGTATTGCGACTTTGCAAGCAAGTTGTTTGGCCGCACCATTACCAAAGCTGACAAGGCTGAGCGGTTCCTAGGCAAGACGGCTATGCTAGGTTTGCAGTACGGTGCAGGAGCACCACGGTTCAAAGAGATGGTTCGGCTGGCTGCGCGGCAAGACCCAAGTGTGCAAGAGATTGACGACAATCGCGCTCATGCCATCGTGGATTTATATCGCCAGATTCATAGCGAGGTAGTGCAGTTGTGGGATCGTTGCCAGCACGTAATACTACCTGATATTGCCAATGGTTGTAATTTAACTAACGTAGATGTTAACGGCTGGTTCATTACGCAGAACGACGGCTTCGGCAGACCGGGTGAACCGGGCGTTGTGTATAGCGACTTGCAGTTTGATCAACGGTCGAAAGAGTGGACGTACCAAATGGGAAGATCGCGGATTAGAATCTACGGACCGAAAGTTGTAGAAAATTTATCACAACATGCTGCAATGAAGATCGTTATGTGGCAAACTGCACGTATCAATAAGAAGTACCCAGTCAAACTGTCCGTGCATGATGAAGCTGTATCTGTAGTAAAGAACGAAGAACTTACTCAAGCGCGAGCTTATATGGAAGAGTGTTTGTCCATGGCTCCACTGTGGTGTCGCAATGCTATTCCTGTATCTTGCGAGACCGGCATAGGGGGGAGCTACGGTCAAGCTAAATAAAGGAACCTAATGACCAAAGTAATGCCGTTATCGTTTAGCCGCCTATCAACATTCGAGCAGTGTCAGGCGCAGTTTGATTACCAGTACGTATCTAAATTAGTAGCAAACCAAGGCAACGATGCGTCGGAGTATGGCGACCGTGTGCACAAGATACTAGAAGCGTATGGGCTAGGTAAGCTAGACGAAGCGGCATTGTCTGATGAGGGCAAGCAGACACTAGATAAGTGGGGTGGTGTCGTAGATAAGATTCTTGCCAGACCGGGAGATAAATATTTCGAATATCAAATGGCGGTTAATAACGACCTCTCGCCAGTTGACTGGTTCGCGCCGGATGTGTGGATTCGTTCTATTGCTGACGTGTTGGTTGTGGACGGTGATACGGCGTATTGCCTTGACTATAAGACGGGTAAGGTTAAGGAAAATCCTACGCAGCTCCAGTTATTTGCGGCGATGGTGATGTGGCAGTTCCCTAAAGTTAATACAGTTAAGACATCGTTTATATGGTTGAAGTTTAACGAGACAACAAATGCGAAGTACGAACGTAGGTTCTTAGATTCGTTGTGGCAAGCAATGCGCCCAAGGTTTGACAAGGTACAAGAAGTTATTGACTTAGGTGTTTTCAAGGCTAGTCCATCAGGCTTATGCCCGTGGTGTGCTGCGAGAACAATTTGCCCTGATGCAAGATTAAAAGGTAAACGATGAAGATCAACAACGAAGGTGATGTAAAGAAGCAGGTCAAAGAAATACTAAAAGCTACAAGTAAATGCTACTGGTTTATGCCTCCCGCTAATGGGTTCGGACGTGCAGGTATACCGGACTTTGTTGGTTGGGTTAATGGGTATGCGTTTGCGGTAGAGACGAAGTTTGGCAAGGGTGTATGTACGGCGAATCAATTACGTGAGATAGAGTCGGCTACACAGTGTGGTGCAAAGGTGTGGATCGTGCGTGAGACTAGCCTTGAGAATTGGATTACGGAATTTAAAGGGTGGGCAATGTTATGCTCGTAATACCGGAGAAGCGCAAGATCATTATTAATAGCACTGAGAATAGTGCGATTGCTCAGTACATACCTCATGCGAAAACATTTAGTCACAACGGCGAAGACCTCGTTGCTCTACCTTATGGTGTCGATGAGTCTATGGTTCTGCGTAACCTTGGCTTTCATGTGCCTGCGCCTATTCTTCAGTATTACAACTGGCCAAGTCGGTTCACGCCGATGGATCACCAGAAAGATACTGCAGCGTTCCTCACCACGCATCGTAAAGCCCTGTGCCTAAATGCGCCGGGTACTGGCAAGTCGATCAGTGCGTTGTGGGCAGCAGACTTTTTACTAGAGGAGAAGATTGCTAAGAAGGTGCTGATCATCGCACCGCTATCTACGCTGACGGTTGTGTGGGGTAGAGAGTTAAAGCATCACCTGCCACATAGATCGTTCGTTGTTTGCACAGGTAGTAAGGAGAAGCGACAGAAATTATTAGATACACCCGGAGTGCAGTACGTGATCATTAACCACGATGGGTTTTCTAATATGAGCGCCGACATCAATGGGTTCGACGTGGTTATCTACGACGAAGCGACAGCACTCAAGTCACCGAGTTCGCAGCGGTACAAGATATTTGCTAAGTGGATGCAAGAGAATCAACCGTGGCTGTGGCTACTGACTGGCACACCTATATCGCAGACACCAGCTGACGCATGGACACTGGCACGATTAGTAGATTCACCTGTGGTACCGAAAAGTTTTACGACGTTCAAAGATTTAGTAATGAAGAAGGTGACGACGTTTAAGTGGACACCAAGAGAAGACGCACTAGAAACATGTAAGAAAGTTCTACAGCCTTCGATCAGGTTCTCACTAGACGAGTGCAAGGATTTGCCGGATACTAATTACGTAGGGCGCAAGACAGAGTTAACGGCGCAGCAGACTAAAGCGTTTAAGGAAATGAAGGACAAGGCGGTAACGGTATTTGCAGCAGGTGAAGTAACGGCAGCGAACACAGCGGTGATGCTAAGCAAGTTGTTGCAAATTAGCTGCGGTGTGGTGTATGGAGATACTGGTTCAATTGCCATAGACGGGTCGGCGCGGTATAATACACTCACTGACTTACTTACAGAGATAGGCGACAAAGCGATCATATTCGTTCCGCTTAAAGCAGTACAAGTTTGGCTACGCGATAACTTACTCAAAGACGGATTTGATGTTGCCATGGTTAACGGTGACACAAGTAAGAACGAACGCAATCAGATATTTAATGACTTCCAGCATACGGACAGGCCGCAGATATTGTTGGCACATCCGAAGGTTGCAGCGCACGGGTTGACGCTTACTAGAGCGAAGGATGTTATTTGGTTTGCTCCGATCTATTCGTTAGAGCAGTACGAGCAAGCTAATGCAAGGATTCGTCGGTTGACTACCGTCGGCAAAACTTCTGTGTGGCACATATGGGCTACAGGATTTGAAGCAGAGTTGTACCGCCGCTTACGTGCAAAGCAGAATACGTTGGCGGAGTTTTTGACGTTAGTGCAGGGTATCAACAGTGACGAATAGTTCAACAGTTAAATAGGGGAGTGATATGAATTACGAGATGGCAGCAGCAAAGTACATAGAAACACGCAACGCTATAGACACGATGGAACGAGAACATAAAGAACGTAAAGCAGAGCTAGTACAAAAATTAGTCACACTGGAAAATTGGTTTACTGCTAAAGCACAGGAAGATGGGCTTAGTACAATCAAGACAAGCGCAGGTACAGGTTACTGGTCTACGCACCACACAGCGACAGTCGCATCGCGGGAAGATTTTTTTGCGTACTGCAAAGAAAACGACACATGGGATATGGTCGAGGCTCGTGCATCAAAGACAGGCGTAAAGAGTTTCATCGAGGCTAAGGGTGCGCCACCACCGGGCATTAACTTCGCGTCTGCCAAAGTATTTAACTTCCGTAAATCACAAACGAAGGAACCGTAATGAATCAGGTAAACACCATACAACGTCGTAATACCGTGTCGTTGCCAGACATGATGAAGAAGGTCGTAAAGACCCAATACTATGTGATACCGGATACCACTACCACTATCTGTCAACTGTCTATGGAGAATGGTTATGTAGTTGTAGGAACAAGTGCGTGTGTTGATCCACTTAAATTCAATCAAGCGCTTGGTGAGAAGTACTCGTATGAAAATGCGATCGACAAACTTTGGCCGCTAGAGGGATACCTCTTAGCTGAAGAATTATTTAAAAATGGTAACTAAGGAAAAATTATGACCAATGTAACTACAGTCCCAGCACACATTGCCGCCCGTATTGCAGCACGTCAGCAATCGGGTACAAAATCAACAGTAGCGTCAGCAGTCGTCAGCGAGGGATTTAATATCCCCCGTATTAGTATCCGTGCAGGTCGTTATCGCCTGAACGAAGATGGCGTAGAGACAACTGTTGGTGTGACACTGGACACGATTATCGTCGGTGCAAATCCACGCGTATCTAAAGTGTTCTATGGCAAGGCGTTCGATGCGTCAGCCTCTGACGTGCGTCCTGATTGCTGGTCTAACGACGGTATAAAAGCCGATGTATCTATCGATAAGCCAGTACACACAGGTTGCGCTGACTGCCCTAACAACGTACTCGGTTCCAAGATTCTCCCATCAGGTGCCAAGTCGAAGATGTGTGCAGACCAACGCCATCTGGCAGTAGTACCCGCAGCTGACCCTACAAAAGTCTATAGCCTGACGGTGCCGGTCTCGGGTATGAAGGCACTGCGCGAGTACTTTAAGGAACTAGGTAACTACGGTGTTGGTCCAGAAGAAGCGATTACTGAGTTGGGTTTTGATGACTCAGCCAGCTTTCCGAAGATCACATTTAAGCAAAAAGGTTACGTTCCTGAAAAGGCAATGCAACGTGTTGATGTGTTGTTAGAGAGCGACAGTGTTAAAGTCGCAACTCGTGTTTTAGCACCACAGAGTGCCATGGCGTCTCTTGCTGCACCGCAAAAAGCAACGGCGATCAACGCACCTACACCTGCCCCTGCTCCTGTGGTTGATGATGCGTATGAAGAAGAGGCTGCACCTATCCAAGCAGCTGCAACAGCGAAGCAAGCTAAGCCTGTTGTCTCTCCGGTAAAAGCGTCTGACGAACTTGCAGCAAAGCTCGACAGTCTCTTCGACGAGTAATAGAATAGCTCTTATCGCGTCCCCCGCTACGGCGGGGGTTTTTCATCTAGGGGCAATAAATTGGATACTAAAAACTTTCTTACTCGTGTATTCGCCCAGCAAAATGAGTTGGTTATATGTACGCACAAGCCTGACCCATCAGGGAAGAATCCGCGTGGGTTCTTTTGGAATCGTGGCTCATACACCGATCTCGATCTAGCTGTAGCTGACATTAGTCAATGGGATAAAGAGAACGACACAACTATTTACTTCACTATTGGATCATTTGCAAACCATGCACACACAGCTAATGGACGACAGAAATGGTTTAGAACACAGGAACACGCAAAGACCTTCAAGACACTCGCGCTTGATCTCGATATCGGTGCAGACAAGCCGTACGCAACACAGAAGGAAGGTTGGACTGTTATGTCAGCGGCTCTTAATGCGATTGGCATGCCAGCACCAATGGTTATTTCATCGGGCAACGGCATCCATTTATATTGGCCACTAACCGAAGCTATCAGCAAAGAGCATTGGGTAAGAGTATCGACAGCACTACGAGTAGCGTTAGAGAAGAATAACGTACAGATTGACACGACAAAGATTCACGACCCATCGATGGTGCTACGCCCCGTCGGTACCCACCACAAAAAACAAAAACCATGGAAGGAAGTTAAATGTATAAAGGACTGCCCCGATTACGATCCGATACAGCTTTTTACTATACTCAAGCCATGGTTCGCAAAGGCAACAAAAAGCTCGTCACCGCAGCGAGGGACAAGACCAAAATCGTCGATACTGGCAGCAGTGCTGAACTCGAACACAGTGAACATAGAAGTCGTTGCACAACACTGTGGGCAAATAAAAGCAATGCTACTCTCTGGCGGAGTGACGGACGCAGCGGGTAATCTCATAAAGGAACCGATGTGGCGGCTAGGTATGGGTATGGCGGCACACGCCACCGATGTAAAGGCTGCAGTGATCATGCTGGCAGGGAAACATCCTGACTTTGACCTGCAAACAAGCATGGATAAGATTGACGGGTGGAAGGATTATCCTCCGACTACCTGCAAGAAATTTGAACAAGTAAGCGCCAAAGGTTGCGAAGGATGTCCTCACTATGGAAAGCTTACAAGTCCTGCACAACTATCATCAAGCACTACTTCGACTGTCGTTGTGGATTCAGGCGAAGAGGTTGAGATCACACTGCCACACCCATACGTTGAGAAAGACGGAAAGATTTATAAAGAGATCAAGATCACAATTGACGGTGTTGATGCTAATGGCGCGGCTGTACAGGTAGAAAGCACAGAGTGGGATTTGATCTCGCCGTACCCAATGCACATCACGGGTATTTATAAAGATAACGTATCTACTAAGTCTACATTCCGCTTAGCGATTAAGTATCCGCTTACTGGCTGGCAAGAGGAAGATCATGAGATAGCAGTGCTGGCTTCGATCGGCAGAGACTTCTCTGCGTTTATGTTGAACAGACAGGTGTATAGCGTGAAGGGCGGTGGACACCAAGAAAAACTACGAGGTTACTTAATGGACTATTTAACATCAGTACAAAGCCTTACTCCCACGGGATTAGATTATGTTGCGTTTGGTTGGCAACCAGACGGCTCGTTCTTATGCGGCGAGAAAGTATTAGGCTCACCTACAGGCAGTACCGATCGTCGTCTGCGTGGACCAGCAGGGCGTTTCTCCAACATCATTAAGGAACACGGTACACGTGCAGAGTGGGTTGAGGCGATGGAGATGCTAAACCTTCCGGGTACGCAGACTATTCGTGCAGGTGTATTGCTAGGCACAGTCGGTATCATTGGTGAGGTTGCAGGTAACTCTACGATGGTTGTATCGATCTACTCGCCAGAGACTACGACGGGTAAGACACTCGCGTTGCTTGCTGCGAACAGCTTGATTGGTACGCCTAAGATATTGTTGATGTCGAAGAACGATACAGCCAATTCGTTGTACAAGATACGTGGGGTACTGAATAGTTTGCCGTGCACAATCGACGAGCTTACTACGATGCTAGATCAGGATGCTGCTGACTTGGCGTATGACCTGAGTCAAGGTCGTGAGAAGATTGCGATGACTAAAGACCGTGAGTTGCGTGAGCCGGTTACATGGGCTGCACCTACGATGATTACATCGAACTTCTCTATGCACCAGAAGTTTGAGAACGTGCAGACAAATAACGACCCGCTCAAGGCACGTACGCTAGAGTTGCCGCACGACGATAGGATATTCATTACTACCGATGAAACAGGTTCCAGCAATGGGTACAAGTTCTTCGACATGATTGCCAACAATAACGGGTGGGCGTTTCCTGAGTTGGTGGAAGCAGTCATCGCCATGGGTGGGCCGAAAGTTGTATGGGAGAAGGGCGAGAAAGCGTTCTTCGAGAAGTTTGGTTTCATCTTCGAGCCGCAAGAGCGTTTCTACCGCACAGGTATTATCAGTGCATGGACGATGGGCAAGATCGGTAAGAAGCTCGGCCTGTTTCCGTTTGATGTCGATGCTACAACCCAGTACTTAATTGAGCACGTCAGGAAATTTAGGAACGATACTGTGTTCAATAAGCAGGACGTATTCGACGTTGTTGGCCAGTTCCTGCAAGAGCACAATGATCAGCTAATCGAAGTCACTGAGGTGTATGGCACGTCGAAAGAGCAGGTACACATTCCAGCACCAGAACGGGCTGTTGCCAGACTCAAGGTCGTTTACGATAGCAATAACCCTGTGATGCCGGGTAGCCAGTTGGCTATTAACCTGCAGACGTTCAAGAAGTGGCTGAACAAAACTAAGGACAGCTCTGACCGTATCGTCAAGGAACTAGAAGCTAAGGGTGGCTTGATTGCACCACGGGAACGGGTTACTATATTTAAAGGATGCCAGAACCGTAATCCGGGGCAAGCGCATTGCATCATAGTAAATATTAATCACCCTAGGTTTATCGAGACGCTGACGAGTACGACTGCACGGCTGCAAAGTCCTGTGGCGCTGGCGGTGTTGCAGGGTGGAACTAACTAGGAGAATGGTATGGCACGAGATTACAAGGCTGAGTACGCTAACTACCAAGGCACGGAGGAGCAGAAGAAGAACCGCGCCAAGCGTAACGCAGCCCGTCGGGACATGGAGCGTAAGGGCGTAGTTTCTAAGGGAGACGGCAAGGACGTTGACCACAAGCAGCCAATCGTCAAGGGAGGTGGGAATGGAGGGGGCAACCTTCGTGCAGTTACCGCCTCCGCGAATAGATCGTTCCCACGCACGAAACGTGCAGGTATGAAGTAGTTACTTATACTTCTTGCCTTCCATCTTCTTCTCCATGCGAGCATAAGCGGCTTTATTACCACCGACCATCTTCATTTCTTTAGCTTCGTTAGCCTTTGTTTCTGGCTTACCAAACGGCATAGCTTTTGACTTCGATGTGGCTGTACGTGAACCACGGACGGGCATACCTTTTTTCATCATAACAATCTCCTAAGTTAACATTTCCACGCCCGAAGGCTCTTGTTGATGCGAGAATCTGGGTCCTTTGCTGTCTTAGCACTGGTCAGTTTCTTCTTCATACCTTCCATACGTGCACAGAAGGAATCTCTACGTGGGCCACCTTCAGGCTGTGGTGCCTTGAGTCCGGGCTTACCGGGGTTAGCCTTATTGTACGCTGCGCGACCCTTGGCGTTAAGACCCCCCTCGGGGTCTTTGCCTTCCTTACGTTGCCATGCTGGGGACTTAGCCATCAATCTTCCTCCTCTTCACCACGGAGTCTTGCAACCCGTTCTTCCATGCGTTCTTGTAGGTCTTCCAGCGTCTCGTCAAGTTCCTCATAGTCAGGATACCCACGTTTATCTTCTTCCTTCTTAGCCTTGTTCATTGCAGCCTTGAAGTCACGCTCGATACTCTTCTCCATCTTATCTTGTATAGCTAACGACTCCTGCACGTTGTAGTCGTATATCTTCAGTCCTAACATACGAGCAAATACGGCGTTGCTAGGTTCTGCGCCAGTGATGCTAAGGTTATCCCCAGAGGCAATCTCTTTAGCTTTCGATAAGTTTTTGCTATTTACCATCGGAGGCGCAACGATATCGTATCCGAACTCTGCACTTTTTAATAGCTTATCCCACTGTGTGTCCGTAGGCTTATACAAAGATTTGCCTGTATACGGATCAACACCAGCTACAAATCCAGCAATGGCAGATACAAATGGTCCACTTGGCGTAACGATACTAGGAATCCAGTTCTGACCAAACGCGCCATTAGGCAATCCCTTAGTCATCGATGCAAACGGTACATAGTCACCCAGCTTGTAGTACACAGGGTTATCTGCGTCGCCCATGAACGGGATACGGATGTGCATATTAGGACCAAATCTACCGAAGAACATGCGCTCTCGTACAGTTTCTGGAAGAGCCTTGCGTGTTTCTTCATCATCGTCGCCAGCCATAGCTGCCATACCAGCGTCGAGCAGGTAGTAAGCCATCAATATGTTAGCGATCTTCCATGGCTGATGTAGGGCGATGCGGCCAAGCACAGGGGATACGGCGTATCCCCAAGATACGAACGGGATAACTGACTGCCGTGCAATACGCACCGCTTTAGAGTCGATGTCGTAGTCTAGAAAGGCTTTACGAGCAAAGTCACCAGCAGCACGCATCTGCTCAGGCGTAGCTGTCTTTGTATTGTCTAACCGTTGTAAGTCACCAGCCTTCTTTAAGAAAGCAGCTAAGCGGAAAATATTATCTTCAGCGGCGTAGGTTTCCGTACCGATTTTATCAAGTGTAGTACCAACCTTAGCAGCAATTCTAACGAGTTCCTGAGCCTTAGATTTCTCGTAATTAACGAACGAAGCCAAACGCTGCAGCAGAGACACATCATTTTCCATGGCCATATTCTTAGCCCATGCTTCATTCAGTGCGCGCTTAACTTCAGAACTTGAGAAGTCACCCAACATGGCACCGGAGTTCATGAACGACGACATCATGTCGAGTTCAGTTTCAGTAAGTTTGCTAGGTGCTAATTCGTATTGAGCGAGTATAAGAGCTGCCTTACCCAGTGTTGCCATCGGGATATCGTGCATCATGGCCAGCGTTATATTGGACGCGACGTTGGTAACGTGTGTGGCGGGGTTGTAGATAGTCTTAGCCTTCTTAAACCAGCGCATACCATTGTTAACGGCTTGAAGTGGTATAAGTGGTTGTCTGTCAGACGCATCTGTAATGGCACTCCACACTGGACCAGATACGTACTTACCAGCTAAGTCGCCGTAGATAGCCTTGTCGTCGGACAACTTAACCCATGTACCCGTGCGGCGATACATAGACGTGATCTGTGGTGTTCTGGCTTCGTTGGAGGAAACTTTTAGTACTGCTATTTCGTCACGTACTTTTCGGCTGAATGTGTTGTTAATGGCATCCAAGCTATCAAACGCTACCGACAAAGCGGTAGGCTTACCGTTCGCGTCGTAACCAATCTTAGATATAGCAGTAGAGAAGACCTTGCTGGCATAGTTATTAGCCAGTGCAGCCATGGTATTACGCATAGCGTTAGCTAACTCATCTGCTTTGTCTTCTGCGATGGCTTGCCTAGCCGTCATACTTGACGTGAACTTGTACTTCTTATCATTCTCATACTGCGACAGCCACCACTCACGAGTAGCATCAACGACGTAGCCGGTAGGAGCAACTTTGCCAAGTTTCTCGAACTCACTGATAGACATGTAGCCTTGTAGTTGTGGGGTATTCGAAATAATAGGATCGTTCTTATATATTTGGTAGAAGCGACCTTCTAAATCTAAGCCGCCTTTCTGGTCTTTTGCAATCCACTGCTTAAAGCCATCGAGCGTCTCTTCGTACTTGTGCTGCAAACCCATGACTTTGCCTAGCCCACGCATACCAAACGTATTGGAAGCTACTTGATCACGGTTGCTGGCAAACAATAACGACTTGGAGAACGGCTGGTTAAAGAACTTCTGGTCAGCTTCTGGCAGTTCCTTGACGTAGGTATCGAACCAGTTGCGAACATTGTCTGCCGCACGGGATAGAATTTCTTTGTTCTTAACGCCGTCGAGAGCAGTCTTGTCACCATCCATGTACTTAAACAGAGACAGGACATCTGTACCGGGTCGGTTAGCAACGAAGTTGGCAAGGCGTTCCATCTGCTGATAGCCGACGCTCTTATTGACTTTGAAGTTCTCAATTTCTTTACTCGTTGCCTCGCCAGCACTGAATCTAGAGTTAATGTAGATCAGAGTACGCTCAGTAGCAGGGAAGTTTTTGCGAATCTCCGTAGAAATCTTGCCAGAACTCTCAATAATCTTATTGGCCAGCTTGCCCCAACCAAACGCATCGAACAAGAATCTAGTGCTCAACGCAGCAGGCGCAATACCTTCACTGAATGTACGGAAGTCCTGTGCTGGAATACCAGCAGCTTGTGACATAGCCTTGTTCGACGTAACTGCCGCTTCTAAGATATTGCCAGTATCTTTACCATAAGTACCTCGGTTAAATACGGACTTAATCTGCGACGACTCGTACACGGCGAGGTTCTTACGCCCACCTTCCACAACGTAAAACCCATCAAAGCCAGCAGCTTTAATAGCGTCTTGGATACGTTTAGACTCAATAGCACTCCAGCTACCACGCATTACATCTGCACGATCTTCCCCCATAAGCGATATTTGCTTAGAGAGTTCCGCAATATGTTTTGGGTTTTCAAAATCAAATGGTTTTTGTGCGCTGACGTACACCGGGATGATGTTGGCATAGGAAGGCATTTTGTCCATAGCCAAACGTATAAATTCACCTTCTTCGTAGTCTTCTGCTACGCCACCCGATTCTTTGGCTGTCTTTTTTGCGATAACAGCGGCTTCTTTTTTAAGGGCAGTTACTTCATCTGGGCTAAGTACTTTATCTAAATTTTCCACCATCCACGATTCAGATGAACGGGAAAATGCTTCCGCTACTCTTGGGTCATCGGTTACAAAGATAGCTCCAGCTTGTTTAGGGCGGAAAGCCGTTATGTCCTGCGCAGTGCCGTGGTACATAACTTTAGGCGAACCATCTTTGTTGCGCACGACGGAATTACCAAACCAGTTCTTAAACGCAGCCGTGGCGGTGTTAAGCGCGGATTCAAGAATATTGCCAGTACGTTTAGTAGGTAGAACTTCTGCCGTAGCAGCTTTGTTTAGCAGAGAAATAGTATTCTCAAGCACGTCGTTGGCAAGCGTGTTTCTAACACCAAGAAGGCTTTGCGCCAATGAAACTATGTTATTCCACAGGTCAGTTACTGCAGTACGCCATGAGCGTGTAGCTGCATCGTTAGTACTAGGCATGCCTTTTAGCAGAGCTTTAAAGTCTGCCAAGGTAGTTCCATAAGACATAAGTTCTAGCACTGCGTCTAACTTAGCGGTGCTCTTATTCTTAGTGCGATTAACTATTTTGCTAAGTACTGCAACTACTTCCTTGGCCTTTTCTTTCTGTGCGTTGCTTAGGCTAGTGGAATCTATGTTTACCGCTAATACTCTGTCTAGGGCTTTAGTTAAGCGCTGAACTTCTGCAAGTTTAGGATTGGAGTGTACTAACCACTGTAGCGCAGCATGAAGCGTCTCATGCAAGGTCTCTTCAGCAGAGGCGGTCCTATGCACTAAAACAGTATCTGTTGCAGGAATGTATGCAGGATTAGTAGTGGTATCTCCGTCCTCAATCCACGCTAGTTTAGGCTGCTTAGCCCCACGACGGCGTAACGCCTGTGTTATAGCCGTAGCTAACGTATTTGTGTACGCCGACTGATTTGGGTTACGGAAGAAATTAAGCAACCCCTGAACACCAGTGCCTTCTTCCAATCTAGCTTTATATTTATCGAGCGCCTCTTGTTGGCGAGCAGCGAATTCTTCATCAGTCTCTGACTCCTTCTGCACAGTAACTGCTCTAAACGGCTTAGATGCTTTACCTTCCGCTGCG